TTCATACATCCGCTGTTGCAGTGCAAGAGCCCTGTCATTGGCGGCGGCGGAAGTATTAGCTGCTTCGGTAGCGGCGTTTGATTGGTCAACGCCGCCGCCCAAAGTTGCACCTAGTGCTGCGCCTGCGGGGCCGCCAAGGAAAAACCCTGCTGCCCCGCCTAATAGTGTTCCTAAAGACATAATACTTCTCCTGTATCTGTTACCCCAGCAACAGCGATGGGGACAGCCTAGGCCATCCCCATGTTTATTACACTACGCCGATTTCGCCTTCGGCTTGGAACGTCAAAGACGTAGCCGCAGATGCGCCACCAACCAAATAGTCAGCAGTGTCAAGACGCAGCATTCCGTACCAGTCAACATAGCTGTTAGCTGCAACAGAGGTACCCAAGCCCATAAATTCGGTGCCTGCTACGTTACCGCCAGTACCGCCGATGTACAGTGAGAAAGTCACTGCGCCTGCGGTTTTGTTCACAATACGAATGTGACGCACAATCAAGTACGACGCCGTATTAGTGCCCGCCAAACCTGTACCGCCCGTAAGGGTGGGTGGGTTCATGATGTTGGTCGTAAGAGTGCTGCTCATGGCAACAGGGCCCATACGAATAATTTTATTAGCTGCCATTTAAGACTCCTTTTACATTAACGCAAAGATTGATGATGAGTAACGGTAGCGTCATTACACTACTCAAGAAGCAGGTTGTTATTAGACGCAGCCTGCATAATAATCCAATTTGTGCCATCTGACACCAATGTTGCCCAATTTCCTACCACACCTAACAAGATTGCTGTACCGGCAGTTACGCTGTCAATTGGCACAACATTGCTAGACGCTGAATTGACCGCTTGGGCTTGCATATTCTTGACCGTGATATACCGGCCTGTCCAGCTTGAGGCCGCAGGAAACGTCAATGTCAAAGCCGTTGTTGGTTTATTGTTAATAATCCATGTATCAGTGCCGGTAATGGTGTAGTCAGCCGTCTTGGTTATGACCGTGGATAAAGGCACATAATCGGTATTTGCCACCGCAGCCACAACAGTTGAACCTGTCCCTTTTAAAATACCGACTACCGTAATTGGCACTGGTGGGCTAACAACCATCATTGGCTCGTCAGCTTCTGGCGCTTCAAGATACACGGCGGGGCCTGGAAGACCTTGCGTTCCGGTAGCACCTGTTTGGCCTTGCGCGCCCTGGTTACCCTGCACCAAAAACATATCTGGTTCTTGAGATTCGGCTTCTAAGTAAACAGCAGGGCCAACGCCACCTTGGGAGCCAGTCGGGCCAATCAAACCAATAGGCCCTGGCGGGCCAGAATCACCTTGGTCTCCTTGGTCTGCCTCAAGGTAGACCGCAGGGCCTATGCCGCCTTGAGAGCCGGTAGGGCCAATCAAACCAATAGGCCCCGGCGGGCCAGAATCACCTTGGTCTCCTTGGTCTGCCTCAAGGTAGACCGCAGGGCCTATGCCGCCTTGGGAGCCGGTCGGGCCAATTAAACCTCTGGGTCCTGGAGGGCCAATATCGCCGTCATCGCCTTGTTCTGCTTGTAAATATATAGCGGGGCCAACACCACCTTGAGAACCAGTAGCGCCTTGTGGGCCAACGGGGCCTGGTATAGGTGACCCATCTTCACCATCTTGCCCGTCCATTGCAACCGCAACGCCGGGTAAACCTTGCGTGCCTTGCAATCCTCTAGGCCCTGGTGGGCCTACATCGCCATCATCACCTTGGTCAGCTTGCAAATAAACCGCAGGGCCAATACCACCTTGAGCGCCAGTCATGCCCACATTACCTTGCGGGCCGGGAACTGTTAATGGCTCGTCAGCTTCTGGCGCTTCCAAATAGACAGCAGGCCCAACGGGGCCGGGGGAGCCCACCGCGCCCGCCACGCCCGCAGCGCCGGGAGGCCCAGGGATTATGGAAACTTCATCAGCTTCTGGTGCTTCAAGAAAAACCGCAGGCCCTGCTGGGCCAGCAGGTACAGACCCCCAAACAGGAGCCCCAGAACCAGTCGATAAAAGCGCTTGGCCTGTTGTACCTACGGCGCTATAGGCTTGCGCTGTTCCAGTGCCATAAACAACGCTGCCAAGAGTAGGCGTAGCGGTGGTGTTAGTCCCTCCGTGGGCTATATTGAGCGTGCCCGATAGGACAACAGCGCCCGTAGTATCGGTTGAAGGGGTAAGTCCTGTAGTTCCGCCAGACCAACTTAAAACGCCGGTATTGGTAAGCGTAATGGTGCCCGAACCATCGGTAACTGAGATGCCATCACCAGTGCTTAAAGTGTTAAGCGTATAGCCAGTTCCGTTGCCTATCAACAGTTGGCCGTTGGTTGGAATGTCACCTAAACCCGTGCCGCCGTTAATTACCGGCGTAATCCCAAGACCACCACCAGTAATGTTGTACAGGTTGTAAAACCAACGATACCACTCACGCGACACAGCCCCGGTGCGCTCATCAATAAGCGATACTCGCGGCGGCGTAATTTGCGTGATGTTTATGTTGGTCGCCATATTAAGCGTTGGTCGGGCTAAGTATCAATTCAGCGCCCATGATGGCTATTTTGTTGGGGTCAGTGCCGGATACTTCATAGACCCTATCGCGCAACTTCAACGTCATGCCCAGCCGACGCCAAAAAGTTCGATGGCCGTATGCGCCAATTTTGCCAATCGGCGACCAGTGTTCATTGCTCCAGGTATGACCGCCGTCATCTGACCAGCGCAACATAACTTGTGGATCATAGCCTGGGGCGGCGGGATAAGCTGTGGTCACTAAGTTGTATCCGCTAATATCAATATCTGACAGTTCGTATTGCCCAAGGGGCTCAAAACCGTCCCCGGCCTCGGTAGTTAAAGTAACACCTGATTGCGTTGCTAAATACGTTTGTACGTATTCAGCTACAAGGTCTAACCCTGACTCAGTGTCAATATTTTCATCGCCGTCATACGCGGGGTATAAATTTAAACCCACGCCTGTTTCGCAGTCCAGTTGCAAGCTGTGGTGCGCCGTGCGTTTGAGATTGTTCTGTCCGGTCGGCAGCGCCCGCCATGAGCGCAACCACTTTTGAATGCCGCCATTGTCGGCGTACACATCCAAGTCAAACCGATAAATGTTGGCGTTCTCAAAGTCACCCACAACAATGTTGCCACCAAAATTGCACTGGCAATTGCTGCGGTGCCGCATAAATTCGCCGTTGTCAAAGCCAGCCCGCTCATGCCAGACTTGGGTGGACACATCGTAAACCCAAGTAGCGTTGCCCGAGGGAAACGTCAGTACATAAAAGGCATGGCCTTCTTGCTGGTAGGTGTACGCAATGGCGTCCGAGATATTGCCGTATTGGGCAATGGCGTACTCAATGGCATGGGTAGAAACCCTAACACCTGTATAGCCGTTGGCGCGGTAGACAATGCCTTGCCCTCGGGCGTCAGTGCCCAGCCAGAACAAACCGTTGTCCAGCTTGGCAATGGAGAACGCGGCCACGCACCCAATCTCATTAAAAGCGCCTTGGATGCGGGTCAAAGGAAAATCAGCAGCTCCCGAGTCGTACCAAACTTCTACTGAGTCGGTGCCAAAGACCCATAACTCGCGGTGGTCGGAGATAAGCCCCACCACACCGTCAGGCGAACCTTCGGCGCTTGCAAAGTCTAATGGGTTGATGGACGTGCCGTCTAGCAGTTGACTTACCCAAATGATTTGACTATTGGGCTGGTTAAAAACAAAGTACCCATCCAAATAAGCGACCGTTACCGCGCCAGCAAAGTCAGGGTCGGTAATTTTTCCAAACGCGCCTGTAGTCTCGTTGTAGATAAATCCGTCGGGGTTACAAGCAAAGAAAATTTGCGTGCCGTTGTCTGCTATGGACACTGGGCCTGTGCCCGTTACGGTGCCCAGCAATTGCGGCGTGCCGGTCAAGCCGGTCAGCTTGTAGACGTTGTTGCCTGAGACCACGTAGAAGTCGCTGCCGTTGGTCTGGTGCGCCCATAGCGCTCGGATCGGGCCGGTGCCCACGGTCTGTAAAAATTCTAGCCCAGGGGCGCGGTTTAGAAAGCCGGGCTCTTTACCGCCTTCGGGTATGGCTTCTGGGAACAGGTTGACCATGCGGTTGTCCGCAGCGTTGATACTGCGGGCAACATACGCTGACCCAAGAATCGGCGTTTTCATGTTAGACGTAGCTTGGATACCATTTAGTTGTCGTCACATCGTAGGTCATTGTTAGTGCCCTATTAACAACGGCTGTCCCAAGTACAGCAATGTTCCCTGCTGCTGTCCAAGTAAATGCGCCCGTTGGAATTAATGTGATCGTGCCGCCGCCAGTAGAAATTGGCGCGGCAGCGGTGATATTTACAACAGCCGTTGTTCCTGAAACAAACGCAATTGGGGTTGTTGGGGCAATAGTTGTTGCGCTTGCAATCGTAGGGGCCGCAGCGCTTACGGCGCTAAAGCTACTTAGCGAAAGGCTTGTGCCTGTGGCTGCGCCAATGACCGGGGTCACTAGGGTTGGCGTTGTTGCAAATACCGCAGAGCCTGTGCCGGTTTCATCAGTCAAAGCCGTTCGTAAATTGGTGCTGCTTGGCGTTGCCAAAAATGTGGCTACCCCAGTACCTAATCCACTTACTCCAGTGGCGATAGGCAACCCTGTACAGTTGGATAAAGTGCCACTTGCAGGCGTGCCAAGCGCAGGCGCTACCATTACCATACCATTGCTAGTACAAGCGCTAATATTGCCACTAGCAACGGTTCCTAAAGCGGGCGTTACCAATGTGGGGCTGGTAAATAGCAGCGCGTTGGTAAGCTGTTTTGTGGTGCCGCCTTGCACAATTGGCAAGACATCACCAACGGCAGCCGCAGTTGCGACGGGAAGAGATGAGATTGCGATAGTTGCCATGTTAGTAGTTTCCTGCGTAAATGTTAAAGCGTTGACGAGTCGC